TGGCCCCATACCGCTGGAGTCGGTGGCCCAGAACAACCCAGCTGGACCTCCGCCGGCACCTGGTGGGCTGGCCGCGTCAGCGACCGTACCCGGCTCCGTGCACACGTTCGTGGTCTCCAATGCCACAGTGCTGCGGGCATTGGAACGTGCAGGGAAGCGGCTGCTGGATCGTCACAGCCGCGACCGCTGGCCAGACGTACCGCCGTATGAGCTGCACACGCGGATCCGGGTGGGGGATGCTGATCACGCGGAACGGCTGTTGGATGGCGCCTGGGACCATCTCCCGGTGCTGGTGGCCGCGCTTGATCACCGAGTGGACACGGCCGCCCTTCAAAACTCTCTCCAGCATTACTGCATGACCCTTCTCATGCAGGAGCAGCCTCACGAGGTGAAGTTGCTCGGTCAATATTTGACTAATCAAGGACTCCTGTAATGGGCCACCGGGAAGATGAGGACCGGCTCACAGGCGTCGTGGGTGAAGCTCTCCGCCGATGGCTGGGGAGGGCACGGGACAAGGTGATGGAGCCGTGGCGACGCTTCAAGCTCCAACCTGATCCTAGTGGCGTCTACCAGGAGCAAGGGTCGTGGAACGCTGAGGTCGACACGATCATGACCACGGTGGGTCAGATTGCCCGTAATGCGTGGTCGGAGGCCGTGGACGTTCCGCCCGTGTCACGTCATGCGTTCGTCATGTCCCAGCTGGCCCAGACGGAGAACTTCCTGGTTCGGATCCCGGATGAGGTCTACAACCTGGTGTTCGCTGAGATCACTGATGCTGTGAATGCTGGAGCTGACAATGAACAGGTCGCAGATCGCGTCGACCGGGTTCTGGAATATAGCGGGTCCGAAAGATGGCCGAATCGAGCCCGGACCATCGCCCAGACTGAAACGACCCGCGCCTACGGTGCCGGAACCCTCGCTGGAGGCTTGGAGCAGTCACGGGTCACTGGTCGCCTGCTCCAGAAGCGATGGGACACCGAGCGAGATGAGCGTGTACGCGTGTCTCATCGGGAAGTAGACGGCGAAGTACGTGATCTTGGTATGCCCTTTTACGTGGACGGTGTACCGCTGATGTTCCCCGGTGACCCTATGGGTCCACCAGAAACTGTGATCAACTGTCGATGCGACCTGGTCATCGTGAACGAAAGGGGACGGTGATGGTTGATCCGAACCCGGCCAGGGGGATGCCGATCCAGCTTCAACGTTACTGGCTGGCCGGTAAGGGAGCTGCCAAGATCCGTTGGGGCATGCCGCACGACTTCAACCGGTGCGTCCGGCAACTGCGGAAATACTTCCCCAAGGACCCCGAGGGGCTGTGCAACATCCTGCACACCAAGGCCCTGGGTGCCCCTCCTGGCAAGGGACACCCGGGCGAGCACAGTGTATTCAGCGCTGGCCTGCCGCAGGTCTTTGATCATGAGTCGCTGGTAGCTGCCCAGCAACTCCTGGCCAAGCAACCCAAGCTGGGGCATGTGTGGGCAGGGCCCCTGGCAGCGCTGGGAAGACCCACTGAGGAGCCCCGCCGTACCCGGATCCTATCCCCCGACGGCATGAGCCATCGGGCGCTGCCGCTGCCGTTCGACTGGCGCGAGCGCGACGCTCCAGGCCACGTAGGCTCCGTCACGGTGGGCCGGATCCTGGGGATCACCTACGGCCCTGACCACACCGGGGACATGTACGCCTGGGGCTGGGGGGACTGGTTTGACTCGGACATCATTCCGGAAGCTGCTCGGGCACGTTACATCGTGGAGCAGGGAGTGGGCGGAGCGTCTATCGACCCTGGTGGCAAGACGGTGGTGGCCGTGGACCCGAAGTCCGGGGACGAGCACGTCATGTCTTTCACTATTGGTCGAGCCACGCTTGTTTCTATTCCAGCGTTTTCCAGCACGCGGCTCTACTCCTTCACTGGTGATCAGGATTGGCCCGACGACGACCTGGACCTGGTCATGGAACTGGAAGACGGCGATGACTGTGGTTGCGGCCAGGTCACGGCGGCGGTTCTGGGTCCGGAAGACTCATTCGCGGTCAACCCATCCGGCTGGCGCGGCCTCCCCCTCGCACCTCGTGATGCGATCTTCGATAATGACGACGCGATCAAGCGGATTGCCGCATGGGCAAGTGTCAACGCCGAGGGTGCTGATGTCGATAAACTCCGCCGCGCATTCCTCTGGTACAACACGGAGCAACCACCGACGGTCACGACCTCGTACCGGCTGCCTGTAGGGGACATCGTCAACGGCGAGTTGACGATGATCTACCACGCCATCTACGCCGCAGCGGCCCTGCTGTCCGGGGCCCACGGCGGGCTGCCCGACGTGAACGAGGCGGACCGTGCCGACCTCCGCAACGTGATCAGTGAGATCTACCCGGAGATGGCGAAGACCTTCAACGACTCCTCGATCCGTGCCCCGTGGGACCGGTCGGCTCAGGAGGGAGTGCAGATGAGCATGGACGAGTTCGCAACCACTGAACCGTATGGCGACGTGAAGTACGCCGACCCTGGCTACCGGGACAACCGGAAGCGGTACCCGATCGACACCCCGGACCACATCCGGGCGGCCTGGTCCTACATCAACCAGGCTAAGAACGCCAAGTTCTACAGCGAGGAACAGTTGGCCTCCATCAAGGCCAAGATCAAGGCAGCAGCGAAGAAGGCCGGCATCGAAATCAGTGATGAGGCGTCCGCTGATGACGGTGAGATGGCAGCCAAGAAAAAGAAGAAGCGCACCATGAGCGACGAGGACGGTTACTCCATGGACACGACGACCTTCCCCGTGGAGCCCCCAGCTGCCTGGTTCCAGAACCCGAAGCTCGGTGCCAAGACCCCGCTCACCATCACCCCTGACGGCCAGGTGTTCGGGCACATCGCAGCATGGGGGGAATGCCACCGTGACTTTGCCAGCAGAAACGAATGCGTCCTCGCCCCACGATCCAAGCAGGAGTACGCACCATTCCATCTTGGAACTGTCTACACAGCTGAAGGAGATCCGGTCCGAGTTGGCAAGATTGTCATGGACACTCGGCATGCTGACATCGGTCTGGGCTACAATGCCGCCGCCGTTCACTATGACCACACCGGAGACGAAGTCGCCGTCGTCAGAGCCGGTGAAGACGAATACGGGATCTGGGTTGCCGGAGCAGTGGTCCCGGAGGCTAGTCCCGCCAAAGTGGCAAAGCTGCGGCGATCCCCAATTTCTGGAGACTGGCGACGAGTAGACGGCAACCTGGAGCTGACCGCCGCCCTGGCCGTGAACGTTCCAGCGTTCCCGGTATACGCCATGGAGGACGGGGAGCAGATGTCCCTGGTCGCTGCCGGCACCCTGGAGCCCGAAGAGGACATTCCTACCGGCATCGATTCAAACGCCGCACCAGTGGCTGCGTTGACCGCCTCCCAGATCGCTCAGGAGGTCCTGGCAGAGNCCAGGAGGTCCTGGCAGAGATGGCCCGCCTCCAGGAGCAGGAGGAACGAGCCGAACGGATCCGGGACCTGGCCGAGGATGAGCAGATCTACTCCAAGCGGGAGCGTGAAGCACGGTTCGCCACACTGGTCGGTGACTGATGACCGCCCCCCAGCAGCCGCCTCCGGCGCCGGAACAGGGCACCCTTCCCCCCCCGGCGCCGGAGGCTCAGCAGACACCCTCGGAGGCTGTTCCGCAGGGTGAGGCGCCCTGGCCTCCGGACCCGCAGACCCTGATCCAACTCATGATGGACGCCCGGTTCTCTATCATCGAGGAGCCGGCTGGCGAGGGCACCCAAGGTGCGGACCGGCAGGAACCAANCAACGCCAGCCGGCTCTCCTCCCCCTCAGCCACCGGCACCTCCTCAAACGCAGGGGTGACCTGTGGCAGGTATTGGTGACTCGTGGGGTACCGAGGAAGAACTCCTCCACCCTCGTGGCCCGGACGGTAGATGGATCCGGTCAGGCGGCATAGCCAAGAGTCTCATCTCTAAGGTGCTTGACTTCCTGGCCAACTTCCGGCCGCGCACGTTCCAGAACCAGCATCAGGCCAACCAGTACCTGCAAAACATCGCCAGTCGGCAGGGTCGCCGTCGCATGGGTCGCATGGACCACATCCGACTGCGCCAGGACCTTCCGTCGGCCAACGCTGACCTACGGGACGGGGTCATCGACGAACCGTCCACGAAGCGGTTCGTGGACATGATGGACCGGTCCGCTACCGAGCTACCGGACGACACGATCCTGGCCAGGGTCGTGGGTGTGGACGCGTTCGGGTTCACCCCGGAGACAGCTAAGGGCACCAACTCCGACACCGACCCGGGTATCCGTGGCATGTCCGGGAAGCTGGTGGCCGACCGGGGCTACGGCCTCCACGTCATCGGTGACATTGAGGCGCAGGCCCCAGCGGGCACTGTGCGCATGGTGGTGGCTGCGAAGAAGGGCACCCGAGTAATCGTTCCCTCGGCTGGCCCCTCCGACTCCACAATCCTTACCGACCGGGGTCAACCACTTCGTGTTACCAAGATCCGGCCGGATGCCTCCGGTGGCTGGACCATGTTCGTCACCGCCGAATCTCACGACGCTAAGGACGTTCCTGAGCCGATCGGTGGCCCCATTGGGGAAGGGCGCAAGTCGTCCAAGGAGCGTGAGGCTGGGATCCGGGAGTCCATGCAGCGGCTGGCCCGGTTCGAGAAGCAGCCCAACGAGCAGGAGGAGCAGGCCGACATTGAACGTCGGCGCCAGGCGGCGGAGGAAGCTGCCCGCACCCCGGCCGTACCGTCCCCCGCCCAGCAGGCTGAGCAGCAGCGGGTGGCTCAGCTCCCCCGGCAACCAGCACCAGGGGAGCCGCCACCCCGGACCGAACCTGTTGTGGGCAGGGTTGGTGAGGGACCCGCCACTGGGAATGTCCCAGCAGCCCCAGGAGCAGGTGCCCCGGAGCCTACCGCACCGTCCGGGCGCACCGTGGACCTGCGCCAGGCGGTCAAGGCAGCCAACATCCCATCCCCCTCGGCTGGCTCCCGGCGCAGGCAGTGGAACGAGGCGTACCTCGGTGTCGCATCCGGGAAGAAGGACCCGATCGATGCAGTCCGGGAGCTGGACTCCGACATCAAGGTCCTACGTGGCGGCGGGGAACCCGGTGGCGGTCTCCGCAGGGGCCGCGAAGAGGACCGTGAAGCCGACATTGCAGCGTTCCAGGGTCTCCGGGACCTGATCGCCCGGGAGTACGGGCTGGAGGAGACGCCCCCAGGTAGGAGGGAGAAGCGCACCGCTGCCGGGCTCCCGAAGGCGGAACGTCCACAGCCGACCGTCACCAGGCTCAGCAAACGCGAGCAGGAGGCTCAGGCCAGGAACGCTGAGGCAGCGAAGAAGGCTGCCAAGAAGGCGCCAGCGAAGAAGGCTCCGGCTGCTAAGAAGGCTGCCAAGAAGGCTGGGCCTAGCTTCACTCGTGACCAGGAAGATCGGATCCTCAGTCAGGCCAGCAAGCTCAGTGGTCCACCGCGTAACGATGAGGAACGCCGGATCCTGGACACTGCTGCCGAGATCAGTGAACGGCGTCAGGCTGGGGTTACCGCACGCCGACAAGCTGGCACGTCCCCTGAGGCCGAGTCTCCGATGCGGACACTAGGCAAGAAGGCCCTGCCGCCGGTCAAGAAGGCCGCTGCCAAGAAGGCTCCAGCCAGTCTCCCGGCACCCGAGGCTGAGGCTCCGGGTGACCTGGACCAGA